GTGGCGAAGACGGATATACATATCAACACAGCTATCATGGAGTTCAGATTTCGCCTGCGGGCGGAGTTCGATTCATTACTTTCACATTACGCCTTCATGCAAATGGTCATCGAAAGGTGGGGCGACCTCGATCAACTCGCAAACTCCAAAACCGGTATCGGCATGGTTTATTGCTTTGACAATGCGATAGAAGGGTTGGCTATGGCTCTCTCCCGTTTATGGGATTCTGAGACCGGAGTTACGTCACTGTCCCTTCCCGCACTCGTTAAAAATTACGATCATGAAGAGCTTCTAGGGTTTCGGTGCTTGGGAGAAGGCGGGCGAGGTCGAGATATGTATGATCGGCTGTCAGTGTCTTCCACGATCAAAAACTTGCGGATCGTGCGCACCGAGGCGCTCGCTCATATGGTGGTTGTAGGACAGAGCAGGGATCGAGGGAAAATTGGCGTACTTGGGCAGCGTAATTTTGATGTGACAAACGTTGAAATGATGTCTGTCGCCGAAGAAACACTGATCTTACTGAAACTGATGTTTGATGACCAAATTTTGTCGAGCTGGGATAAGTGGATGACCATTGAGGATCATATCATGGAGGGATGTTCGCGGTTGCGCGCATTTTTTGATGCGGTCCAATAAAGGAGGTTTAAGTGACTGAAGAAGAAATAAAATTTAGGCGCGCTGAGTTTCAAGCCTTTAGCGACAAAGCGGTTGAGGCTTCTTCTAGCGCGATTAAGGGCGCGCTAATCATGAATGGTGGGGCGGCTGTGGCGGTACTTGGCTTCGTATCGGCCCAATTGTCGAAAGGGGCATTGCCTCTGGGTATATCAGATGCGCTGATGTTTTTTGCCTGGGGGGTGGTCCTTGCGGTTGGCTCTTCTGCCATGGCCTATCTTACGCACCTAGCTACCATGTTTCAGATTGATGCAATGCTGAGTAGGCGGTGGGAGAAACTTTCTAACTGGATCAAACCGATAACACACTTCATTTCGATTGGTGTGTTTCTTCTATCTATTGCCGCTTTTGTTGCCGGGTCATTGTCAGTCAAATCTTCAATCGACGCTGAATCTCAACATAACCAGGAAGATCAGTCCAACTAAGGAGAATTGGGTTGATCGAGGTGCGGGTTTCACGGTTGATCCTCGCTTAAAGAGCCTAGCCGGGAGATGATCGCCACGACCCGATACGCCCGGAACAATCCCATAAAGGAGCATGCGTATGTCGTCGGCTGATCAGCACGAGCCACTTGCCGCTGTGACAGGCACACCTGCGGCTCTGTCTGTGACGTGCCCATACTGCGAAGAGGCCACACGCCACTTTGAGTTCGATGAATTGAAGGAAGATCCCTGCGGCAGCTGGTGGTCTGTTGCAGACGAGTACAGGTTTGACCACTGCGAGCTTTGCGGTGGGTTTGTTGATTGCGGCACTGTCGGCTGTCAACTCCACCCGCACAAATAGGAGGCATTAGCCTCGCTTCACAGCACGCGCCCAATCTTGCGCATAGTAAGGGTTGCACTTGCCATCCAGATTTCGCGGGCTGGGACGACCCTCGGAGCAGTCTCGTGAAATGATGTGGAGCGCCCACGGCAGCAAGGTCTCTCCACCCACGATTTCAACAAACCGATCGAGGCTATATCGGCCACGCCGCTTGCAGTGCTTGCAAGCGATCTCGACTGTGGGCAGAGGATAGTCTTTAACACGCATGCAGAACAAATAAAGAACACCAAGCCGCTTTACAAGACCCCAGCCAGCAGGTCGATTAACTGCAACTAGGTTAGTTTTCTTCATTGAGTCGAACGGAAGAGGCGCTCCAATAGACCGACCGCGAAATAGGAAGCCCCGCACAAAGGCGGGGCTACTAAAGCGTTGAGAGAGTATCCAATTCTCAGTTTGCTTCGAGAGAGACGGGCATCTCTCCATGGCCGTAGTCTGGCACAGATTGCGCTTCGCGCCGAGTTAAAAGCACATCAAATCTTTAGAAGAAATCGCCTCAATCTAGATCTAAGTGCCAACTACACGTTTTGCGGCTCAATCCGAACTGCAGTTCCATAATAGGTGACGATGAGCATCGTGCCTTCTGAAAACTGAGCTGTCGAAGTAGAGATCCTGGTCCCAATCACAGCATTTGCCATTTGGCCGCTCGGACAACGAACGTTTTGAGCGTGAGCTACGAAGCCGTCGTATGCTTCCTGATCTTCGTTTCGGTTTCGATCAACGATAGATTGGAGAAGTCCCTTTTGGGATATTTGAATTGACCGGCGATTTGTGATCATGGAGCCGACCTCGGCAACCCGCCAGCCCGCCGGTAGCGTCTCAGTGGTAAATACATCCATAGATTGATTCTCCTTGCTAAATTCAGCCACGCTACAAGGTCAAAATCTGGATGAGAAGCGCGAGGTCGCTCTATCAATCCTAGGCAGGCGATCTTCCACTCAACACTTCTACCTTTCCACCACAATTCAGCAGCTCGCGCCTATCTTGCGCCCATAGTAGAGTGACCTCCCGATCACTTAGCCAGCGCTCAGGCACATATACTGGCGCTGCGCACGGGTCAGCAGACTCAACGTAAGCTGTTGAGCTGCACGCCCCGATCAGGGCCAAGGCAGCGATTAACGGCCACTGGCGTATCATTGATCTCTTCCTCCAATTGTCGGGATAGGGTGTAGCGTTCGCGCTCCACTGCGATCCGAGCTGCGTCAAGTTTGCGGCCCGCCTCTATCTGTCGCAATTCCTCTTGTTGATGGGCGGCGCGGTAGTCAGCCGCGCCCCGGCGATACCCAAACGCAAAACTGCCGGTGACCAAGGCGAGGATAACGACCGCAGAGTTCGCAAACCGGTTCATTTGACAAACCGCATGTTGCGATAGGCGACCCAAGCGGTCAGCGCTGCCATGGCCCAGATCCCAAATTCAAAACCGGTCTTCCAGAGCAGGAACGCCGCTCCACCTGAAATCACCAGCTTCAGGACAATCCAGCCCCGACCAAACCGATCCATCATCCAGCGCACCACGGGGTTTGCCTCGCGGGTGCCGCTGGATTTCAGGGCCTTGATGGTGGAGACAATGTCCGCGAGCTGGGCGAGCGCAAACGCGATCAATGCGTAGATCATGCCGCGCCCTCCATGCAGAGCGTGTATTCCGCTGACCGGCGGCGCACGAGGCCGCGCACCATTCGGCCCCCGGCTTTGTTCCACCACGTCAACGCCTGGCATCCGCCCGCGATATCACCCGCATTCAAACGCCGGGTGGCGGTGGATCGCCCTGCCCCACGGATTCCGACGTTGTAGGCAAGCGATACATAGGCGGCGTCCCGTTCCGGCGTCAGTCGGGTCGCAATGGTGACAGGCGTGAAGTAACGATGCAGGCCCGCGCGGTAGTCTTTAGACAAGCGACGATCAAGCATCTTGCGGCATTCGCGGTCGGTGAAGCGATCACCGAGCTTGATGCCTTGGGTATCCCCGAAACACGCTGTCGGTACGCCCACGATATCGAGATACGCGCAATGCATTTGCGGCGCATCCTTGCAGCGGTGCGTGCCCTCCCACTTGATGACATGGGGAACAAGCACCTGCATGGTTTGGCGCTCAGTGGTTTGCGCCATGGCCTGTACTGCAACGAAGATAGTCCCCAGCAGCACGACAGCAAGAATGAGCCGACGACGCAATGCGCCTTCACGCGGTTGCAGAATGAGCCTGCCGATGATGCCCAGAAAAATGGTCCAAAGCTGAAGAAACGACCAAACGCGGGGGTTGGTATCAATTCCGGTGGCCAGATAGATCAGATCCGGGGCCACTGTGATCGCGGCGAGTGCGTAGAAGGCCAACGCCGTGTAAGAACTCAAGGCGAGCCAGCGCCACTTTTCATCAAGTAATTTTTGGTCAGGCATAGTCACTCCTCCAACAGGAAAAGGCCCGCAGGCGGGCTTAGGGTTTCGATCAAACTTCGAGGGGATCAGCGGATCGGCAGGCGCTCCATGCGCTCGAGCCTGTTGTCGATCTTATTCAGGGTGGAGAGGATCAGCGACAGGCGCTCATCCTGACGGGCAAGCGCGGTCTCATTGGCCCGCACCCGTGAGGTCAGCGCTGCTTGGCGGGCTTCAGAGGCGGTGAGATCCACCCGCAGCCCGTTGATGGTTTGGGATAACCCTGCGGTCTCCCCGCGCAGGGTGGCCACCTGAATGCCCACCCAAAGGCCTGCGCCCACAAGGCCGCAGGCCACGGTCCAGGCGAGGGATTTGTTCAAGGTGATCCCACGGTCGCTGTTTTCAATCATGGTCATTGTGCGGGCTCAGCTGTCCAATGCCGCAGCGAATGCGGCCTTAAGATCAAAATCCGCAGGATCACTGAGGGCTGCGATCTGTGCCGCCACGGCGGCCTCGGCAGCAAAGCAGGCCTGAACATGCCGCACCACAGCCTGCGCCGCAGCTTCGATTTCCGGCTGCGTCAACGCGACAAAACCAGCCGGTGTTTTCCAAGCCAGCGGTGCCGTGATCATGCCCTGTTGCAACGCGCTGACCGCGCCGGAGAGCGCAAGCCGAGTGGTCTCATCACCGGGGATCTGGAGGCCACCGGGCAGGGTCACCCCGGTATTAACGCAACCCCGGCGGATCGACGCGAGATCCTCCAAAGCCTTGGCGCGGGCCGCTTCTTTGATTTGCTCACTGGTGATGACGTTCAAAGAAAAACTCATTGTTGCGCGTCCTCATACTCTTTGGCCTCGACAGGCTTGCGCTGGATCGGATCGGGCACTGCGCCGCTGGAAATGGTCACCACCGCAAGTTCTGCCGGTTGATCCGGTTGCGCGGTTACTGTCGAGTAGCGCCACACCATTTGCAGGTGGATCTCGCCGTTTGTTCGCTCGATCCGGCCAACAAACGGGTGGGAAGAGCCAACAGGATCTGCAAAACCGCCTTCTGGAATGGTGCTCAGATCGTAGGCGGTGCCGTTGACGGTGATCACATCACCATTGACGCTTGCTGATGTGTCAGACTGGCCGGGAAGGCCTGCGACAGGAATGCAGGTGATTTTCATTGATTTCTCCTTAGAACCAGCGGCCAACAGCCGTTAGAACGACGTCGCCACAATTGAGAGATGCGAAGGATGAAGGTGCGCCCATTCGTACGCTCCACTGGGAGGTATTGGCGCTTATTGCGTGCAAAATCCCGTTCGGAAATAAGTCACCGCTGAGACTAGCGCCGACGGTAGTCGATGGGGCAAATACCGCAGGCAACCCAAATGGATATGTATCCGACCGATAGAGGCCACGGGATTCAGAGGTAGAGGAACGCGACCCTAGACTAACGCTTCGAGTACAAATCTGCGTCCCATCTGCAAAGCGCACATATTCGCCATTTGCATTGCTGCCGCGCTCGATCACCGCGCCGGTGGGCGTGCCACCAGAATGCGAGACGGTGCCAACCACTCTTTCCTGAGAATATACCTCACGCCAAGGCGACCATCCCGAACCATCACGGTAGTTTCTAATGTACATTCGCGGGGCGGGGAAGGTTGGCCAGAAGATTTGGGTGATTTGTGAAATACCTGTACCTGTTGTGTACCAAGGTACTACCTGCACCACACCAAAACTGTTCGGTTTATCCCCAGTTGTTTCTGAACCTACACCGTAGAAACCTGTGGGTGTGTTTAGGTTATCTATGTCAGCTAGGCGGTGTGGTTGATGGCTGAGGAACTCAGTACCCAACCCAAACGCGCCGACTTTCATCAAGCGCCCGGCGGTGGCGTCATCTGGGCTTGCCTGCACCGCCGCACCGCTGATGCTGTCTGCGGCAAGCGATGTGAACTTGGCGGCCGCCGGATGGGTCAGGCCGATGGTGACGCCATTGATCGCGCCCTCGATGGCGGTGACGTTGTTTTCCAAAAACTGGATAAAGGCCAAGAGCTCCTGGCGGTGGGTGGTCGCGAAGTGCTGGAACAGCGCATACATCTTGGCGTCAAAATCCGCCTCCGGCGTGCTGCGCTGGGGGATCTCGGGAAAGGCCGAGAAGCTTGGAATGCTCATAGGGGCATTCTCCTATTTGAGAGTTTTCAGGATGAGAGGAAAGACAGACTCGCCCGCCACATCGATGGGCTGGCTGTGATCATCCACAAACCCAAGCCCCTCGATGCCGTAGCCCGGCCCGTCGCCAGAGAGATAAAACGCGGTCGCCAACCCATCGACCTCGGCCACAATATCCATGACCCGCTGCGCCTGATGGGTGGGCACCAGGAGCGACAGGTCCACCTTGCGGGTGGAGCCGCGCTTCACCAGGACCTCATTGCCAAAGTCGTCATAGCCTTTGCGGCTGTGACTGACGAAGCGCACGCTGGGCAAGTTCAATACCCGCCCCAGAAGGTTGTTGCGCCCCAGCACAATATGACCCACCTCGGCCATGGCGCCATTGGCATCGATGGTGATGTCGATACGGTGCCCGAGATACCCCGGAAAGCCGTTGACCACCTTCTGGCGGGCATAGACCACACCGCCAAAGAACCAGGTATAAGCGCTGACCACATGGCCGGTGTCGGCCATCTCAAAGCGCTGATCGTAAATCCGCAGCGCCCCGTCCCAGACCTCGATGCGCAGGCTGCCCGCCGTGAGGCCAAAGAGCGCAATCGCATCGCAATCCTGCGAGGGCACAATGGAATAGGTGATCTCATTGGCCTGCCGCGCCGGGTTGGAGCGGTTCTGATCAAAGGCGCGCCAGCGGTTGGTGACACTGAGCTCAAGCCAGGCACTGCCATCGTCAATGCGCGGATCCCGCCCGCTGTTGTCATCGATGAGGCTCTCATAAATCCGATGGGTCTGCGTGGAGATCACCCGCGATCCCGCCGCATAGACGGTCTCCGCCTGCCACTCCGGGTGATCGTCCTCTGGGACATTGGACGCCATCAGCTCCGCCTCGGTGACTTGCATGGGAGAGAGGATATTGAAGTCCATCAGCTCCGCTCCCCCGGCAGCCCCACCTCATCCCACCCATCCAGATGAGTGGCGATGCGATCCACCAACATGCGCACCACCTGACCCTGCGCCACCACATGGCGGGTCAGCTCTTCCACCCCCTTGGTCAGCGGGCGATTGTCCAGCATGGCCACAGACTCGGCGTGGCTGTGAATGCGCGACGGGCCCGTGGTCTCGATCTCCCAGCCGCGCTCGCCGACAATGCGCGCACCACCCCGATGCGCGCCGCCCCGGGCAAAGGCCGGAATGCCGCCCAGCTCGCGCACTTGGGCACGCAGTCGCTCCAGCGCCTTGCTGCTTTTGGCATGGCGCTTGTTATAGGCGGCGATCTGATCCTCCAGCCCGCCATCGGCCCAGAAGGCTTTTTTCCAGCCCGCCAGATCCGCGCCCGATCCATATGAGACCCAATCCGCATCATATTGAATGCGACCGGTCTCGGGATCCACATGCAGCTCTGCATCGCGGTTGCCACTGCGGCGCAGCGAGACGCCGGTGCGCTGCTCAAGTGCGGCGATCTGAGCAATAAGGCCCGAGGCCTCGCTGCGATCCTCAAGCCCCAGAGCCAAGCCACGCCCTTGCGCCTGCAGTTTGGCGAGCTGCTGCTCGGCCTCTCGCGCGGTGCGATCCGCATCCACCGCATCGCGCAGCTCCGCCAGCATGCCCCGCAGCCGCTCCATCGGCTCCACCAGCTCGCCGGTGCTGTCCACCAGATCGGCAAAGACATCATCTGCTTCCAGCACCACGCCGCCACCAAAGGTGAGCCGCCCGCTGCCTTCGCCACTGCCGATGAGATTGGCAATCTCAGTGAGCTGCGCCACTGTATCCGCCCCTTCACCGGTGAGCGCCACATTGATGCGGCGCGACAGATTGGCGGATTTGGTCAGCACCAGGGCGCGGGTATCCGGGTCAAGATCCTGCGCCAGATCCAGACGTAGACTGCGCCGCAGATCCGCCGCCGTGGTCAGCGCCAGCGTGCGGGTGGCCTCATCCAGATCCGATCCCAGCACCAGATCCAGCGTTGCCACATGCTGCGAGAGCGCATGGGTGGCAATCCAGCGATCCGCTGCGGTCAGATCATCCCGACGAATGATGAAGTCCAATGTGGTGCGTATGCCGGTGTCGGCCTGTTCGACCAAGGCGCGCAGCCAGTCCGGGGCGCTGTCATCCAGTGTCACTGCCACATCAAGCGCGCCAACCAGATCCTCATAGCTGAAGGCCTCGGCATTCTCGATGGCGTCCTGCAACGCGCCAAGCGAGCTCTCAAAGGCGGCCACCGTGCCATCCCAATCCTGCGCCAGCTCCTGCACGCCTTCGCTCAGCTCAGCCACCTGATCGCCGGTGAGGCTTTCCAACTGCAAGAACGTCCCCAGCGATGTGAGAAGCTCGATCTGCTGCTCATAAAGCCCTGCCAGCACCTCATCATTGCCCGCTTCCAGCTCGGCAATCCCCGCCGCAAAAGCGAGGCGACCCTGCACCTCGGCGGCAATGCGGCGATAATCAAGCTCCGTGCTGGCCGTCTCGCGCGCCCGGCGCAGGAAGGCGCGCGCCAGCTCCGGCAGGTCTGCCGCCGCCGCCATATCCCCCGCCTGCACCTTGGCAAAGGCCGCATCCATCCGGGCGCGCAGGATCGCCTCGGTCTGCCCACCGCTGGCCGCCGTGAGCTCGGTGTTGACCAGATCCGCCACAAAGCCGCGCAGGCTCTCTGCGGTGCGCCGCCAGGCCTGTGCCGCATCGCGCGCCTCGGTCACCATCTGCTGTGCGGCCTCGATCTTCACACCAATCTCGCCGCCGATCTCTTGTGCCAGCCCCGCCAGTTCTGCGGTGAAGGCCCCAACCTTGGGCAGCACATCGCCAAGCGCCCCCGACAGGCGCAGCAGATCCGCATAAAGCGCCTGGCCGCCCTCCGTGGTCAGATCGAGGCTTTCCACCAGGGCGCGAAAGCCATCGCGCGAGCTGGGCATGGCAATACCGAGGGCCTCAAACTCTTCCTGCAGGCGGCGCATCAAGACCTCGCTGCGCTCCGCCTCGGTGTAAAAGCCGCTAAAATAGCTGGAGATCGCCACCGAGAAGGCATCAGAGCCCCCAAAGGCCTCAAGAAGATCAGAGGCCAGATCGGCCCCCTCAAGCGAGACATCAAACTCGGCCCGGCCCAACAGATCCATGGCGTCATTGACGCGAGTCAGACTGCCCGAGAGGCGCGTGAGGGTTTGTGTGGCGCTCTCACCGATCTTGGCAAATTCCTCTGTGCCCAACAGCAGCTCTGCCATCTGATCGCTGGCGTTCTCCATATGGGCGGCGAGCTCGCGCTGGATGTCCTCCTGGCTCTTGCCGTTGGTGATGATCTCAAAGCTGGCCCCACGGAAGTCTTTCAGCGCCTCGATGGATAGACCCAGAGAGCCGCCCATGCCCTCGAGGTGATCGCGCAGGGAGCCAAACTGCAAATCAAGAGCGCGGTCTAGCTCCGGATCCAGACCGCGATACTTGGTCTTGTTGCTGCGGAACCAGCCGCCTTTGTAAAAGTCAAAGGCGCTGCCCTCAAAGCCCGTGGCCCCAAAAGAGCCCCGGATGCCGGAATGTTTGTATTTGCGGCCAAAGGCCTTTTTGAGAAGCGCCACACCGCCCAGCACAATGCCCACCGCAGGCAGGGCGGCCCCAAGCGCGCCAAAGCCCCCGACGGACCCGGAGAGCAACCCACCGAGATTGGCAAAACTGGAGCCAAGCCCACCGCCGGAGAACACCCCGCCCAGACCTGAGGCAATGCCGCCCAAGGCACCCCCACCACCAAAGAGCCCGCCCAGACCTTTGCCCAGGAGCCCCGACAGAAGACCGCCGCCACCGCCAGCGCCGCCACCAAACAAGCCACCGCCCAGCAAGCCGCCAGCCGCCTGCGCGGTTGATCCGGCCCCTGTGAGCGACAGCCCAAGCGCAATGCGGATCTGGTTCTTGGCAAAGCTTGCGGCCAGATCCGCCAGCCCGCGTTTGGCGGCCTGTTTGATCCCATCCCACATGGAGCGGAAGTCGCGCAGACCATCGGCGATCCAATCGCCAAAGGAGCGCGCCACGCCATCCACTGCCGTTGAAAGCGGCCCCTCCAGTTCAGAACTCAGATCCCCCGCCGCCTCGGTGGTGGTCTGAAGGCTGCCCGCCACACCGCCGCCGGATCCGTCATCCAGCGTGTCATCCAAAGTGTTCAGCGTATTGGCCAGCGCATCTGCGCTGTCATCGCCCGTCTCAATGGCGTCATTGGCGTTATTCATCTGGCCAGAGAGGTTGCGCATGGCCGCCCCGGCTTTCTCAAACCCCGCCGTGAGCTGGCCTGCAGCCTCTTTGCGCAACCGGATCACGCGCCCCTCAAGGGAGCTGGCCGCAAGATCCAGCTCCATCACCTTGTCGATGGCCTGATCCGAGGCATTGCGCAAACTCTGCTGCACCTCGGACAATCCGGGGAGACCCCGCATCCCTTGCGAGAGCGTCCATAAGAAGTTGCCCCAATTTAGCGACAGATCCTGCAGCATGCGGGTAAAGCCCGCCTGTACCTGCGACCAGATCGCAGCCAGCGAGGGTTTAATCGCCGCCGCGCTGGTCTTGATGCCCTCCCAGACACCCACCGCCAGAGTGCCAAGCGCTCTGAGCGCCGCCCCCCAGCCGCCGGTGGCCACCACCAACTGGTGGAACTTCATCGCCAGATAGCCAGCCCCCACCACCAGCGCGCCAATGCCGGTGGCAATCACCGCGCCGCGCAACAGAACCAACCCGCGCTGCAGGCCTTTTATTGCTAGGCTCGCCACCGCCGCCTTGGTCGAGGTGGCCCCAAGGGCGATTTCCAGCGCAATGGCCGATTTGGCCGCCGCCGCAAAGCGCAGTGGGGCCAGGGCCACCGTGGAGACCACAGCCCCCATCGCCACCGCCAGCGGGGCCGAGATCTTCAACATCAATCCCAGCGCCAGCGCCGCCGGGCCCACCGCCCCGGCAATCAAGCCGGTGGTGGCAATGATGCGTTTGGTGCCATCGGACAGCCCATTGAACCAGCTCGCCAGATCCGCCGCGCGATCACTCAATGATTGCAACGCCGGGGCCAGCGCCACGGTCACCTGATTGGCCAGGCCCCGCCCGGCAAGGCTCATGCGCGACAGCGCGTCATTGGTGAGCTCGATCTGATCCGCATCCACCTCGGAGATTGCCACATCAAAGCGGCTCACATCCTGCGCTGCGGTGCGCAGGGCGGCCCCATCAACGCGGGTGAAGATCAACCCCGCCCGGCTGCCAAAGAGATCCGAGGCCACAGCCGCGCGCTCGGCCTCTGGCACATACTCCGCCAATGCCGATTGGATCTTTGACAGGCGCTGATCGAGCGGCAGCGCCTGCAGCTCCGCAGCACTGAGTCTAAGCCGCCCCAGCGCCTTGGCCGCAGCGCCACTGCCGCCCGCCGCCTGGCTCAGACGTTTGGTGAGCTGCAATGTGGCCTGTTGCATCTCGCCCATGGAAACACCGGAGAGATCTGCGGCGCGCTCCAGCACCTGCATCGAGGCCACCGTGGTGCCCAGAGATTGCGCCATCTTGGCTTGCGCATCAACGATCTGCAGGCTGGAGCGGATGGCCACCGCTGCCGCCCCGGCCATCGGCAGGGTGAGGCCAAGCGCCATGCGACGCCCGGCGCGCTCCATATGCCCCGCCAGGCGCACCATGCGCCGCTCCACCGTGCCCATGGTGGCCTTGGCCCGCTTTGCGCCCGTCTCAAAGGCTGCGGAATCCATCGAGAGCACGCCGCGCAGCGCGCCAATAACTGCGGACATCTAAGGCCCTTTCTTGCTTTGGAAGTGCATATTCATCAGACCTGCGCGCAGAGCCGCCAGCTCATGCGCAGGATCGCGGCTGCCTTGGCCCTTTGGGGCCGAGGCTTTGGTAAAATCCGGCATCTTTTTGGGATTGTGGAAGGCGTGGCTCACCAGCACGCCCAGCTCTTGATTGAGCACCCGGCGCGCTTCCACCTGCGCATCCTTGGCCCGGATCCGCGCGCGGGTGATGAGATCGTATTCCTTGAAGGTCACGCCCTCAAAGCTGGCGTGGTGCAAGCCCAGCTCACACCACGACGCATAAAGCGCGCTCCAGTCTACGCCCCCGCCGGGGGGCGGGCCTTTCCCGCTGTCGCCTCCCCATCACCGGTGCCGGGTGCATCACCCTTGGGCGGGGGGAAGGCTTTGGCGATGGCGTCGCCCACAAAGGGCACCACCTGTCGCGCACCGCCCGCCGCATCGACCAGCGCAATTGCCTCTTCGCGGCTGACGCCTGCGCCATCCTCCAGCCCCGCCGCCAATGCCGAGACCAGCAGGCGCACACCGCCTTTGCCCTGGATCAGATCATCCAGGAGCACATCAAAGGCTGTGCCGTTATTGTCTTCTTCAAAGCGCATCAGCGCGCCGGTGGTGAAGCGCAGTTTATGGGTGCTCTTGCCCTGCTTCAGTGTTGCTGCAGCAATCATCCCTTAGCTCCCTTTGGTCCAGCTGATGAGCCCGGTGGGGCGCAGTTTGAGATCGGTCATCAGATCGCCCTCGTGGTCGACCGCAGGCACCGAGGGGTTCACGAAGGCTTTGTAGGCAAAGACATCCCCCGTGGTGGCCTGACCCTCCATCTGTGGCAGCTTCACCCGGAAGAACACGGGCTTGCCTGCCGCCTTATAGGCCGCCGCCTGCTCATAGAGTTCAGAGGAATAAAAGCAGCTCAGCGTGAGCTCGCTGGTGTCGGTGAGGCCTACGCCCCATTCGCGCGACCGACCGGGGCTATCCAGCGAGGTACGGTCCCGGTATTCCGGGTTTTCCTCGGGGATGCCCACGGTTTTACAGCCCTTGATGACGACAAATGTCGCCTCTTCTCCATCCGGGGACCATTCAATATCCGCCAGATCGCCTGCGATGACATTCTCTGCCATGGCTCGTCCTTTCATAAAGTGGTGGAAAGCGCCGGTTGCCCGGCCACATCAGGCGCGGTAGCGCACCTGCACATCCAGCATTTGCAGCCGGATCACATCACCGCCGGTCTCCACATGGGAATCCCGCCGGGTCAGCTCTTTGATGCGGATCACCGATCCGCCGCGATAGCCCGTCAACGTGGTTGAAATCTTGCGACCAAGCGCGAGTATCTCATCTGGATCATGGCCATAAACCGTCACTTGAACACGCGCTCGTTCCAGATCAGCGCGGGCTTTTAAGGAATAATCTGTGACCGTGGAGATGCGCTGCATCGTGATGCGTGGAAACTCTGTGACATCATCAAAGCTTCCCCAAATCACCGCCGGGGCCAGAGGTTCCAACAGAGCATAGAGATCTTCTTCCATACTCATGTGCGTGCCGCCTTGCGTCGGGCCCGCTCCAGGCTCTTCTCGATCTCTGCCCAAACCTCGCGTTTGAGTGTCGCCAGCATCATGGCTTGGCTGGCATCCCAAGCCGGGCGCAGGAAAGGCCGCGCCGGCATCGCCCCGGTGGCACGTCCCGTGGAGCTTTGCAGGCGGGGGCCGGTGCCAAACTCATAAAGATGCGCATGCGGAGCATCTTCGCCATCTGGCTGAACCGGCCCCACATAAAGCACCACCTTGCTGCGGCCCCGATCTCCGCGCGCCTCACGCGCCTGGCGAGCGGTCAGCTTGGCGGTCACCGCAATGGCAAAGGGCGAGGCCGCTTCTGCCATCTGCGCCACCGGCTTGAGGCTCTTCTTCATGGCGCGCCGCATTACCCCCTTGGCGGTGCCACGCGGCAGTGCTGCCAGCGCGCGCTCAATATTGCCCGCGCCCTCAATGCGCATTTTGACAGCCATCAAGATATCTCCCGGATCTGCCAGGCGGTGAGCTCGATCCATTGCCGCCGCCCGATTACCTTGGTGCCGGTGATTTCCCAATCCGCACCACTGAACCGCAAAAAATGTTCGCCCGTTATTGCTGCCGCGCGTTTTGAGTATCTCAGCATGAACCGCGCCTCCGCCTTTTGCTCGACCGCGCCAGCGCGCCAACGCTCATTATCTTTTAGCGGCTCATAACTCGCCGCTACGGACATCAATGCAACCTCGCCAGTTTTGCGCATGTTTCCCGTGGCAGACTTCTCCGCAACGCGCGAAAGAATGGTGAGCCGCCGATCAAGCTGCCGCCCCATCAGGCCACCACACAGGGGCGGCGATAGCGCGCCTGTTTCATCAGCAGCCGCACCCCAAAGGATAGGTGCTGCGGTTGTTCACCATCCACAGCAATGCCCGCCTCAAACCACTCTTTCGCCAGCAGAAAGATGGCCTGACGACAGCGCGCCAGTGTCGAAGCATCCGCGCCGCCCACTGTAGCCTGCACCCGCAACAGATCACCTGTGACAGCATGCCCAGCCCAACTCGCCCCAATCATAAGCTGAGGCTCATCATGTGCTTGCTGAACCCATGCTCCCGCCAATGGCTGATCAATCCAACCGCCAGCCCCATCACTGATGGCGAGGCCGGTTAAAGCCGTGACCGGCAAGACTGGGAACCACCATCGCGACCAACCGCCACGGGTCACGATGAACTCAACAGCACGCGAGGTCAGCGGGCGACCTGTGGCCGTGGCGACGGTCGCTTCTGCGGCCCCAAGTACGAGCCCCAAAGCAGCGTCATCATCGAGATCCTCAGCTGCGATGTGAACGGATCGCTTAAAGTCTTCCAAGGTCACACCCATCGGGATCTCTCCCTGTTCGATCACCCGCATCACTCGCCCGCCTTACTTCTTCGCGCCTTGTTTCGGCGGCTCACCAGAAGGCGATTTGGCCGCATCTTCAGTGTTTTCGGCTGTCGGCTCTGTCGACACGCTGGCTGCAAGCTCTGCCTCACGCTGCGCAAGCGCATCTTCGCGCGCCTTCAAATCCGCCTCGCGGGTGTCAAGCTCGCCGCCCTTTGCCTCCATTTCTGCCCGCGCATGCTCGATCATCTTCTGCGCTGCGGATGTGTCGACGCTCAGTGCAACAGTTTCCGCTTTGGCATTTGGGTCATAGGGTTTGCACACGCCCTTGGGCCACGCGGCGACGGTCTCAGCCGTAAAGCCTGCGACATCACCTTTGACGTAGCGGCCATGTGTTTTCAGAAACTCAACAATTACTTTTTCCATTTCAGCAATCCTTGTCTTGTCGGGAGGGTTAAACCTCGGCGCTTGCCGCCGAGGTCATATCACTAACGTGGCGATCAGAGAGACCAGCCGACGCCGTTGAGGCCTGCGATGGCCTCGTCGTGCATCGGGGCCATGTCGTGCTCTGCGATGGCCCGCATCAGGGTCAGATCGTTCTGGAAGGCCGACACCGTGTCACCGGCTTGGTTCACAAAGGCCGCTTCGGTGCTGGATCCGAAAGAGATCTGCATCGCGTCACCAATCATGACTTCCGCAAAATCTGCGAAGTAGACCTCGGTTTCATCGCCACCAACGCCCAGGTTGTCGGGGATCTGCGAGGTGGTGCGGATCGGATAGCCATGCAGCGTGCCGCTGTCATCGATGGACGGGAACACCTTGAAGCCATTGGGCCAACGCAGGCTTGCGAGGAAGTTCTTGGCCGAGGCGCGCATGATCCAACCGGGCGCGGCCATCGCGACATTTGCATCTTCGACCTTGCTCTTGATCCGGCGAATAGCAGCCTCAACCACCGCAGGATCGTTGCCCGCGACCGCAGCCTGCCAATGATCGGCCAACGCCCACTGGCGCAAACCTTTCGGCAGGTTCCCGGTGCCATCAAAGCGCAAGAAGGCCAGATCGTTTTTCAGCCCCATTTCGAGAATGATGCTGTCGCGGACCAAGATCGCAATGGAAGCACTAGAATGCCGCAACAGCGAATTGCCGATGGGAACCAAAGACGTGAGTTTACGGAACTTCTCTTCCACTTTGTCGAAGGTCGGCTCGCTCTCGACAATTGCGGCATTCTCCGCACCGTAAGCCGCCGAGGCCGGAGTTGCCTGGCGCGCGTTGCGCAACTCACCAGCGGGCATATCATGGATGCGCGCCCCCGAGGCCCGCACTGTCACGCGCGGACGCAAGAGGCCGATCACTTGTTGAGCCTGCGGACGCGGCAGCGTGACGCCACCGGCGCTCTCTGTCGCACCAGACAGCGCCGCCGAAATCGCTGAATGACCCTCTTGCTCAAGCCGCGCAGCCGCACGGTCCCGGTCGCCACGCGCATTGATCAAGGCATGCGCCATGAACCCGACTTCAATCCCCTCATGTTCCGGATCTTTGGGCGTTGCCGCCGCAACTGGAGCCGCTGGGGGCGTGTCGATTTCAGATGTTGCAGTGGCGGCCTTTGCCCGTTCGACGGATTCAGCCCGTGTCACTTTGACCTGCAATGACTTGAACTCACTTTCAGCGGCCTCAAATGCAGCGACAGCCGCTGCGAGTGCTTGTTCATCCGTGCCCTCAGCGGCCTCCAGATCTTCAATCGCTTTGGCTTTGACTTCCATGTCATCCGCCGATGCTTTCAGCATGCGGCGCAGATCGTTGATATCCATGTTTCTTTCTCCTTTTCACATGGAGGGCTGCACGCGCGCAGCCCAATTGGCCTCGCCGCATTCGCGCGAGGGGAACGCCGATCTTCACAGATCAGCGCAGATGAGAATGATTGAGGTTGTTAGAGAGAGGCCGAGGCCTTAGCGGCTGCGGCTTTGGCGTGATACGCCCGCGACCGGAGCTGCTTTTTGGGCGCGTAAAGACCTGCGACGCGCGACATGAATGAGGCTAGAGTTTCGATCTGATCAACCAGACCCCGCGAAACCGCTTCCTCATCCCAAAACACGTCACCGCCCATCTTGTCATCATCGGTGCGGCTCATACGCCCCGGCACATCGTCAACGGCGATGCCGCGCCCCTGCGCTACAGCGCTGAGGAACTCCGCCTCCATCGCGTTAAGCCGGACCATCGAAATTGCCTTTCCCTCATCGGTGGAAAGGTCGGGACGTTTTGCCCCGGCATGCTCCGAGGTCAGAATATAGATCTGATTGCCAGTCTCTCCGGGCTGCACTGGCTGATAGGCTGTCAGCATCGTTCCGACCGACCCTACCCAACTCCCAGGGCTGGCGCTCAGATCCTGACACTGGCTGGCAAGCCAATAGCCCGCTGACGCCGCCAAAGGATGCACCAAAGCATGCATGGGTTTCGCCGCCGCGCAGGCCTGAATAGCGGCCACCGCAGATTGAATGCCCATCACAGCCCCACCTGGCGTATCGAAGAACAGTACAACCGCTTCCACCTCATCGCTTGCCGACAAGGTGGCCATCGTTTCTGCGATGCCGTGATAGGTGGACCAACCAAGATACCGCTCCAACACAGCCGAATTTGGCGTCAACAGGCCGCGCACCGGCACATAGGCCACGCGCTGATGCACAGCAAACCGCTGACCGCGCTCAAAGGTCACCCCGGCATCGGTCAGCGCATCGAAAGCGAAAAAGGCCTCCGTCACTGGGATCTCCATATTCAGCAGTGGCAGCCCTGCCTCATGCAGGGCCAGATCCGTGCCACCAACCAGCGCACCAATAGTGGTTCGCGTCATTTCTCATTCCCCTTACTGTCAGATTTTCCGGCGCTGTCATCGCGCGTCATGTTCGGTGCAGGGTTTAATCGTTCACCGCCGTCGACTGGCTCTAGGCCGATTTTCCTGCGTCCTTCGTTCGGCGTCATAAATGGCCCACCGATGGCTTTGTGCATCGCCTCGTTGCGCTCCTTCACCGTCGGCTGCAGGAGGGCATCGAAGTCATGACGCAGAAAGAAAGAAGCCTCGCGCTCACGGCGCGTCAGCACTGCCATTGCCATTGTCTGTTCTGCCAGACCGGACCAGTGGAACAAGCAATCCGTCAGATAGTCGATGGCCTGCTGCTCACCATTGGCCTTCACGCCGTATTCCAGCATTTGCAGCTTGGAGGGTGGCATCCGATAGATCGCGGCCAATTGCTCCCGGTCAAACTTTCGACTGGCGAGCAGCTCTTGATCGGCAGCAGTCAGATCAAGGCTCTTGATGTCCTCATCTGGCCCAAGAACTGGAATACCATCTGAATTGCTATTCAGCAGGGTCTCTTTGATACGGCGCGCGTTTCGCGTCCGCGTCTGATCGTCCTCATAGCTTTCGCCCAGCTTCATGTAGGCTTTGGAATGAGCGCCAGAGACGGAGCGCGCTGCCGATTCCTGACCGGCAAAAGCAAGACCCACGGTCTCCGCCGCGACCTGCAACGGGGACCGACCAGTCCAGCCATCCAGCGCCATATAGCGCAGATGCACCATGGAACGGCTGGCGACGCGCCGGGCAATGCCAGCACCATCGGTGAAATCATAAAACCGATCTCGGCCAGCTTTCAGCGGAGTACAGACGTCCTGATCAACAAGCTCGATCATTTCCAATTCCCCGCCGCCATCACGCGGGCCAAAGGCAAACCCATTCCCGCGCAACGCCCAGGCATAGACCAACGCAAAGCGCATGATTTTAGCAGGCACCCCCGGAGAGGCTTCGACATTCAGCAGGTAGTTTGCTGGATGATCACGCACCCGCACCTCTTGGCCATCCGCCTGGCGCTGCCACAGCTTCAATGGCACCTTCGCAAGATCTCCGGCGATATTGTTGCAACAGGCAAAAACCGTGCCATGCTGCTCTGCGCGCTGCGGTGCCACACGCGGCAGTTTGGCGGAGAGCGATGGACCACCCCAACCGATTTCTGTGAGCCACGGTTTTGGAGCGGCGATACCAGACACGCCAGCTTCAACCGCCGCCGCCATAACCGGCGGCTCTACACGCACCTGTCCAGCTTCAGTTGCCCCGGCGCGGCTAATTTCCAACCCCAGAAACTTCATACAACTTCAACCTCGCGCGCTTTGCGTTTCTCTTCACCGACCTCTGCGCGCCCAAGCGCCATGATCGCTGCCACCGCCGCATCGATGCGTCCGGTGGATTTCTTTTTATTCGGCTTCACATTCTCGGCGGCGTCCTCGTCGCGGTGGACGTTACCGACCTGCCAACCCAACACCGGGTTGCCGCCATGGCGGATCTTGTTCTGAGCAACCTTTTCCTCGAACCGTTTCATTGGGTTCGACATCGACGCGTAGCCTTGCCGGTGTTCGACCATTGGAAAGCGCCGCTTATCCAGCTTATCCGCCAGATATTTCATGCCCCACGGGTCATAGGCGACTTCTTGTAGATCAAAGCGCTGCCTGACCCATTCCAACCGATCCGCGATCTGGTCTTCATCGATAGTGCCGCCCTTATGAACCTCCAGCCAGCCGTTATCGCGCCAACCGACATATTCACGCTTTTCGGTTTGCGCCCGCTGGATGAAGCCTTTCGGGCCTTCCGGCAGAAAGGTGTAGGTGATGAGGTAGATGAGCCCATCGACAGGCACCGCAATCACAATTGCGGTGGTGTCCACCTTGTTTGACAGATCAAGCCCAACCCAGGCTTTGCGCCCGTAGAGCATTGCGGGATCAAACGGCGCTGATGCCAACCCCTTGTCCCAAACGTCCGAGGCGATCCATGTCTGCGCACCCTCCGTCCAGAGGTTCAAATGGAAGCGGCGAAAGTTCGGCATCTTCCCGGCGATAGCCAGTGCGGATCGCAACGTGGACTGCATCGCCTCGGCCTTCTTGCTCACGCCGAGGTTCGGATTGCCCATTGCCCAGGCAAGCGGGTCTGCAGGATCACAATCCGGCGGTGGCTCCGCAACGAAGCCAAAGAAATTATCGTCCTCAACCTTGCCACACAGGACGCTCTCGGCATAACCGCGGATTTCGCCGCAGAGCGAATTGCGGTCCTGACCGGCGGTGGTGATCACCCAGTCAATCGGCTGGTCCCGCGCGATCATACTTTCCACAATCGTGTCGGCGAGCTCGCGATCCGTCCAGCGGTGCATTTCATCGCGCGCCAAGAAAGATGGGTTGATCCCGTCAGAGCTGTCACCGTCGCGGCTGAGACAGGCGATTGAGCCATCCGTGCGCGGCGTTTCAATCGTTGTGCGCCAGACCTTCATAAACTGCCCAAGAAAGGGTGAGCGCTTAATCATGCGCTTCATTTCCTTGAACAGCAGCCCCGCCTGATCCTTGGTGGTTGCGGCACAGTATCCTTGTGGCGCGGCCTCTCCATCAAAGAGCTGGGTGTAGAGCATCGGCACGCCAGTGTCGGTGGTCTTGCCATTCTTCTTGCCCACCTGGTGATAGGTAGACCGGAAGCGGCGCAAGCCAGTGTCTTGGTATTTCCAACCAAAAACCGACCCGTGCCGGAACTGCTGCCAAGGCTCCAATACCAGAGGTTTGCCGCCCATCGGCCCGGTGGTGTGTTGAAGCATCCCGGCCCAACGGATGATGCGGCTTGCCGCTTCACAGTCGAAGTAAAGCCCGCGATCAGCGCCGGTTTCCAAGTCCATCAGGTGCCGCTCGCACGCCATGCGGACCAGATCGCCCGCGATGATGTCTCCCTCTACAACCCCGGTCGCATAGCGCGAGACTGGGTGATCAATTGGTTCCATTGAGTTGCTTCACGACCTCATCAAAGAGATCGCCCTGACCACCGCCCTCGAGGCGCGCGGCATCTACTGGCGACAGGCCGAAGACTGCTGCGCCCCGGTTCATTTCTGCAATTGCGCCAGACTGAGCTGCAATCGCCGGATTCGGGCGGCGTTGGTTGCCGTTGCGGCCCTTGCCAGTTTCATAGGTCAGGCCTTCGAGCGCCAGATCATTGGTCGCCTGGATGAACTTCGACACAGCCGCGCAGTAGGTCGCGAACTGATACCGAAACAAGATTTCCATGCGGTCCTTGCGCACCAGCTCCGGGACCAATTCGTCCCAAACGGCACGACCGAGATCATCCAAGAAATCTGGTGCATCGGGCACCTCCTTTTTGAACTCGCCCTTCATTGGAACCACGTTTTGAAGATTTGGCTTTCGTCCCTTCATCTCCATCTCCCTCCAAAGTGGGTTTTTGTCTCCAATTTCGCGACCGCGAAAACAAAGGTACCCCCGCCGGTTTGGGGCATATCCCGCTCAGTTTTGAGATACCCCCCGATCACCCGTGGAACACCTCAAGAGCTGTTTTCCGGCTGTGGCAGCGATGACAAAGCGCCTGCCAGTTCGAGCGATCCCAGAACAGTTTCCGGTCACCCTTATGCGGCGTGATGTGGTCGACATCTGTTGCCGCCTCGATCACGCCAAGCTCTCCGCAGTCAACGCAAAGCGGATGCGCGCGCAGGAAAGCCAAGCGCGCCGCTTTCCATTTCGGATCGGCATAGAGCACACGAGCCAACGCTGCCGCAGGCGAGGTCTGCGCCTTGGCCCGCCGTGCCTTCAGCTTGTCTTGCCGCGCCGCTTCATGCCGCTCGCAATGCGACAGCCCAGGCAAAGCGAACTCCTCGCAACCCGACGCCGCGCAGATCTTCAATCGCGCCACGGGAACCCCTCTCGATGTACAGGAACCACAAACGACAAACGCCCGGAGCAGGATCTCTGCACCGGGCGCACGTTGGGTGACTGCAATATGTCAATTGGGCTAGGATTTCGTCAAGCGGTTTTCTTCCATGGCGCGCTTGGGGGCATCACATCCGTCACCACATGAGAGGTTAAGTGGCTGATTTGAAGAGCTGATTTAATTTCCAATAGCGCTGACCACCACTGCATATATCCGCGCCGCATCGATGCGATCTCGCGCGCAGTTGGACGGATTTCGATTGGTGAGTAGAGTACCGGCTCCATCGCAATACTGCCATTGCGCTTGCGCCGGGCTTGATGTGGCCAACCCATTGAACCGAGTTCCGCCGCATCTAATGTCCGCGCCCGTGTGCCATGCCGGTTGGTCGTGGTTGCCATGGGGCGCACCTGCAACTCGCTCTTCCATTCGGGAGTTCGACCAGACCGCGCCAGTTCTGCTATCCAGACCGCCGTGCGTCGCCCGCCGCAGCTTTCTGGTAGTACCGCCAAGGTAGAGGCCACGATATCCGCATCATGATGCGCCGAGGATGTGCCGCCACCCTGAACCCGACACCCCAGCCGCGCCTGCTCCATCAGGATGTACTCCATCCCGACACCGGGCTTTGCTCCGGTTTCGCGTTCGATCTCATCAAAGTCTATGCCGACCTTCTCGCGTTGAAACGCCCACACGATGATCTCCAATACAGAAACAGAACGTTTGGTTGCGATGCCATGGGCACCGCTGCGCATGGCAACTGTCAAACCGCACCTGCCTCTGCGACTAGAGCCGCAATCCGCTGGCATTTGTCCTGTGCCTGACGCCGCGCCTTGCGGAAATTCCAATCCGCATCCGACAAGGTTCCGCCCCGCGCGACTTGCTCATCCTGACGGACAATCTGGCGACGGGCTTCCTCGGCCTTGGAACGGATCTGGTTCAGATCATACTCCCGGGGCCACACCCGCGACCGGCGCAGATAGCCCAGAAGCTCCGGCGCCCAGCCCTCGGCCAGCGCCGCCTGCCCCAACCGATGCGCGAACACCGCCCGAAACAGCGGCGACGCATCATCCGGCGGTGGCTGGATCGCTGCCGCCCACTGCAAGATCTTCGCGGCAATCGGGAACTGATCCTGCCCCTTGCCTCCCGGCATGCTGGCCACCTGCTCCGCCAACGCCGAGAGGTTCAGATCACTCATATACGCCAGCTTGCCGCAGAGGTCCGTGATCATCACATCAAACTGAGCCACCGTCAGTTTGCTTGGCTTGGCCAACCCCAACCGCACCAACGGATCAATCAACAACCGCCGAACTCGCGCCTCACCGGCTGCCTGTTCTTTTGCATCCATTTCTGCACCTCTTTCTCAGCAATCCCGAGTTATCCACAGCCGCCGACGCCAATGTGTCCGGCAACTGGCCTTCTGTTTTGTTATGTCTCTGTCTCTATCCCTGTCGTGCAGGACAGTCTGAGACTGTCCGAGACTGTCTTGAACTGTCCGCCGGACAGTCTTGGACAGTGTCAGGACATTGTTCGGTAGGTTCCGGAGCGCGCTTGGCCGAGGTCAAACATATGTGTTGACCAGGACTGCATCGCGCGCTCGATCCAAGTGGCATTGCGGTATTCGCAGCCCTCCTGGACAAGCCACTCATCCATCCAGCGAATGGCGGCGTCATTCTTCGCGAGCTCGGCGTGGTAGCCCGCCACGGTCGAGCGCAGCCGCTGCAAGCGCTTGGCCGCATTGGCGGCCTCATGCTTGGCGCGATTGTCCTCTTTGCGTGACAGCGCCTCCGTGAGGGTACGCAGCACCATCGGGTGCATCAGCCGCACCTCGCCGCCCTCGCAGATACATGGCGTCCACTTGTGCAACGGGCCATAGTCCAGCTTGCACAGCGCACGAAAGTGCCCCGGATCAACCAGCAGCAGCTTGGCCAGCGTCTCCAGATCCTGCGGCACCGTGCCGACCGGCGTCTGATCGTAAGAGATATTGATCAGATCAAAAAAGAGCGCCCGGCACTCCGGCGTGCCCTTGAGCCGCATGTCCGAATTGAGCCAACGCCGCCGCTCCCAGGCCATGAAGTAATGGCTGTCCAGCCGATCCTCGGCCCCCAGCGGATACTCCGGCAAATCATCGGTCGGGACCGGCTGCAAACCTGCTGCATTCAACATCACGCCGCCTCCCCGAACAGAGCGGACAGCTCTCCATCCAGCGCCTCGATCATCCGCGGGCCGCTCTCTGCCGCGGATCTCTGCGCCATCTTGCGATAGGCCCCGGCCCAGCCGCGATGGCGGCAGATTTGGGTGCAGGTGCGCATCGAGGCGCCGGTAAACTCCGCCATATCTTGCAGGGTGCATTCGCCGGCACTGTCCTGGATCAGCCACCAGATCTGATAGGCGATCCGCTCGATGCGGGGTGAGGAATTCTGCGCCATCATGCGGCCCTCGCCAATTGATCCTGAAAGAACGTCGCCGCGCCGGGATCGGTCAGGATCATCAGCAAGGCGGTATGGCTGGCGGGCGCAGTGACCGCGCCCCACCAGTTGAGCGCTGTCTGAAACGAGACATCGCAGAACAGCGCCACCTCGCGCGGGCTGTGAAACCGCGCGTGGAAATAGGCCGACCAAAGGTCAGGCGCGCTGAGCTTCAGCGCATAAGGGTCCAACTGATTTGACCAAGACGCTTGGTCAACTGACGTGCCACGCTCATCGCATGGCACATCATTGTTCACGATCAGGGTTAGACGCGGGCGGCTCATGCGGCGATATCCCCCTCGCTGTCGGGAGGAGGGTTCTCCAACATATGCTTTCGGATCTTGTCCACTGTGTGCAGCGTCGGGCTCGACTTACCATCGTTCCAAGACGCCCACTGCCTCCAACTCGCGCCAATCGCTTGCCGCAACACATGTTGCGGGGTGCGACCAACAGCATCAGCGTAGGCGGAGAGTTCTGCGAGAAAATGTTCCATAGTGCTTTATTGGGTAAGTATACCCAAATTATCAAGGGCAAACTTCCCAATATCTACATCTCCTCGAGATGGGTATAATTCCCCAATGCTAGATGAGAGCGAAAAATTTCTGGAAGGCCTCCGTAAAATTATGGAGGCGCGCGGTTTGAGAGACGCGCCGCTGTCAGAGGCGGCGGGCTTACACCAGTCGTTCGTAAGAGATCTAAAGCGCGGTAAGGCAACTTCCCCCAAGCTTTCTTCAGCAGTACGACTTGCCCAAGCGCTCGACATGTCAGTCGAAGATATTATGAACTGGGCGGATGGACAGCCTGATAGTAGACAGACAATTGCGATAGCGGGAAAAGTTGGCGCTGGTGCTCAAGTCCCTGTGTTTGACGCTTACGAAAAAGGTGACGGTCCGCAAGTCGAGTGCCCAGCTGGACTCACACCTCATGGTATTGTCGCAGTTGAGGTTGAAGGCGACAGCATGGAGCCCGTCTACTCAGACGGAGATCTGTTGTTCTACTCGCGAAATGGGCACGACAGCGTTCCTAGCGAAGTGATCGGCCTCAGATGCGTTTGCGAAGACGCAGATGGAATGGGATGGGTCAAACAAGTGAAAGCGGGGGACGAACCCGGGCTATTCCACCTGATCAGCTTGAACCCAGGCGCAAACAATATTTGGAACACTAAACTAAAGTGGGCAGCTCAAGTGAGGCTGCATTGGCCTCGCGATTTGGTGAGGAAAGTATGATAAAGCATTTTAAGACTACTTTGGAGTATAAATGGGCAAAAATCACTTAAACATGCGCCTCACCGCGTTCCGAGCTTTTCTTCCTGACGACATTCATAGTGACCGTCAATTCAGCAACATCAATTATGGACTTCGCTCCTGACACAACTTAGACATGCTGGTATTTGAGAGAAGGATAGGTCAATGAAGGTCATTTCATTCGTAAATATGAAGGGCGGCGTCGGGAAAACGACTCTTGCCGTAAATGTCGCGGATGTATTGAGCAAGCGCCTCGGCCATCGTGTTTTGTTGGTGGACATTGACCCACAGTTTAACGCGACTCAGAGCTTATTTAGTGGTGAGGAATACTTGAAACTCCGCCAGGAGGGGGCTGACACAATCTACGATGTGTTTGCCAACCCCGCACCTATCATCTCTATGGTTGAAGGAACGAAAACGGTAACGCCGAAAAAGTTGTCCGATATCAAACCTACTAAGGTTTCGGATCACCTACACGTCCTGCTCGGAAATTTGGAAATTTACCGTGTCGAGATGGGAGGCGGCCAAGGTACCGAGATGCGTCTCAAAGGCTTTTTGAAATATAATGAAGATAGCTATGACTATGTCATCGTCGATACGCCTCCTACTCCATCAGTCTTTATGAGTAGCGCTTTACTCGCGAGTGACTACTTTGTTGTTCCGATCAAACCGGAACCGATGTCTCGAGTTGGCATCGACTTGTTGCAAGGTGTCATCAATCGCGTTAGCGAGAACAACGGGCACGGCATAGAGTGTGCAGGGGTTGTGATCACGATGGCACAGCACCAAACCGTGGTTTACAAGGATTGTCGACGACAGCTTCAAAGTGATACAAAGTGGAAGAGTAGGCTTCTAAGGCGTGACATTCCTCAGCGGACTGCCATCGCACGCGAACAAGGCAATCAAAAGCTGATCCTTGATGGAGATGACTCGTCAGCCAAGAGCGCACTTGTTGGCGTTGTCAATGAGATTATAAAGAAGATCGATGACACGAGCTCCGACTAAAAATTCTCGAAAGAAACGCTCCGACCCGAGAGAGCTCTCGCGGTTTGTGGAAGAGCTGTCTTGGCTCCTCAAATCGTTTGAGGATCTCGACTACACAGCATTGTCGGATTTCAGCCACGACATGCAGTTTCTTCTGTCGCGAAGCAGCAGGATGCAGAAGAAAGGTTGGGAGCGGCGCGACACGGCGGTTTTGGTGGGCATCCTTCCTGACTTCCTCATGGACACTACGCTCTTTCCGACAAACGAAGGAATTGTTGAATTCTCGGACGCTGCATTAGGCTTATCCATAGGTCGCTGGCAAAAGAAATCCCGATATGAGATTATTGGACAAATAGTCTGTCATGCAAACGATGCATCTCCCAATAAGATTAGAACTCTATCTGGGCTTATTGAAGAGATGCAAGACAACGGAGGCAGTATTCGGATGGCCATTGAAGCCAACCGAAAGCAGGGTCATTCGTGGAGCCAAGTGATTGGGCGTCTCTACAATGAGTTCTAAACACAAGCCTGAGTTAGGCCTGAAAGAACTTAAAAGTTTCATCGAGTCTGTGAAATTGGATGCAACAGGGCTGTCCGGTGCACATACGGATACCAAAGGTGTGTATCGAAAGTTTCATGCGCTCTTAATCTTTGATTATCTACTTCAAGAAAACCTTGAAGATAAGGATCAAAGTACATACGCGAGAGAAGCCATCTCGGACATGTCGCATGGGTTCTTTCTGACATTTATTGGTTTGTACAAACCTGCCCGAACATCCACTCGAAGCGCGATTGAAAATTTGATCCGGTTTCTTCTCCTGCATCGTGGAGTTGATGCTATGAGCATCAACTCAGTGTATGAACTTTTTGATGAGGCCAAATCAAGTTTTTCGTCCAATGCTGCGCAATTGAAGAGAGTTGGAGAACTGCATGGTATCTATCGCGAACTTTGCAAAACGGTACATTCATCAAGTGCCGATTATATGAATTTGGAAGTACCTTTTAATACCATGTTGGCATTTGATGAGGATAAATTCTCAAAGAACCGTGATGTATTGCGTGAGAGCTGCAAAGCCGTGGGAGAGCTGCTGTTTATAGAGTTTAACCACTTAGTACAGTCTGCACATCACTCCCATAAGGACATCCTGTCTGACAGCGTATCAGGCAGTGTCCGAAAGGAAGCACGGGAGTTGAGGGAAGCGGTGTAGCGTCCTCGGCACATTCTTCATTGATTGAAGGGCAGCGAACAGACCGTGGCTCCCACATAGGCTTCCGGGAAACGGCTTTGTTGCACAAATCGGAGTGTGACGGCACTTCCCCTTTCTCCGGACGGATTTAGCCTACGACCTCAGCAACAGATATGCCCAGAGCGGTGTACTTGTTGAGGACGGCAACACGGACCTCGATTTCCGCGACCTGCCGGTCGAAGTCCCGCGCCATGAGGCTCTGCCCCAGCAACTTCACACAATGCATCTTGGTTTCGACACGGCTTCGTCGGTGGTATCCGCTCCACCGTCGCCAGATGGCGCGGCCGAGAGATCGTGATGCGTTACGACCTCGTTCCGAGCGATGGCCCTGGCGCTAGTGAGTTTCCAAGGCTTGGCGTTCTTCCGCGGAGGGATGACCGCATGGGCATTCCGAGCAGCAATCACGTCATGGCATCTGCGTGTGTCATAGCCCCATCGGCGGTTACTGACCCGATGGCTTGATCGGCTGGGATTTGATCGAGCAACTCTGGCAGCATTGGCGCGTCACCGATATTGCTGGTGGTGACTTCGACGGCGCGAACTTCCAGCGCTTCCTCGTCAATGCCAATGTGTATCTTGCGCCAAATCCGGCGTTTGGGGCCGCCATGCTTGCGAGCGTTCCACTCGCCTTCACCCTCGGCTCCGAGCCTGCTCGCATCCCTGCCTCACAGGAATCGTCACTTCGATATAGATTGTTACACAGCCAACGCACGCCACTGAGATAGGGTAAGTATACCCATTTTTTCTTGACCTGGGTAAATATCCCAAATATCAGTCTTCCATCAACCGATGGAGGATTGAATGCAAGACAGACTGGAAACCGTGCTGCGGGACGCGCAACAGATCGCATGTTCGCCCGAGGAACACCTCGACAGCCCGCACCTCTTCACAACTGCCTGGGCAACGCTGAAGGCCGCGCGCGGCCAGGGCTTTGACCCGGCGCGCTTGCGTGCTGCGCATCTCGTTGAGCGTCCAGCACCTTCGCCAGAACCGACCGAGCAGGTCTTGGAGCGTGTCGGCCACAAGGTGCGCCGCGTCATTGCAGATCGCCAGATCACCCCGCACGGCCCCCATGCGGCGTAAGGCGAGGCGCACCCGCAATGACAAACCCTATCTCTCAAGGTTCCGCACCCATGGCAGGCGACCCCCACGGGCTCCGCCCGTCTGAGGTCAATGAACATCTGCGTCGCGTTGGAGGATTGCGCGGCGCAGCCAACACCGAGGTTTCGCACTGCTCTCGCGGTGCGGATCAGGCGCGGGCGGCTCAATCCTCCAAGTTGCCCACCGCCCGCGCTCATAAACTCCCTTCACGCGGCCTGAAACCTGCCCCGTGACCAACTGGCCTAAGCTCCGGCTTTGGCCATTTTTTCAGGAACACTCATGCCCCCGGCGCTCTCCCATTGGATCTGCAACTGTTCAGATGACAGCCGCATGCCCGCTCATGCCGGTCATTGCCCAGTCTGCAAAGCGCATCGCCCGGAGACCATAACTTGCCCGCGCTGCCACGGTCGCGGGATTGAGCATTGGCATCCGCATCACGACAACAGCCATAACCGTTGCCTCTGCTGCAATGGAGCCAGAAAGGTATTTTCCCGATCCGGGGCGCGCGTAGGCATTACCACTCACGCGAACACCAACAAACGCGCGCCCATGGGAACTGAACCGAGGCAGCTGCCGCACCACTTCGATGACCTTGAGGCAAGGTTGGGGCGTGACCGATGACCCGCCGCCACAAGCAGAGTTTTGCAAACCTCGGCCCAGCCCAGCAGGCCGGTATCCTCTGCAACGATCCACAGTTTCAGAAATTCGCAGCGATCCGTAGTGGCCTGCCGGGCCAACGGTTTAGAGCCAGTGCCACAGCAGAATACCTGCGCACCGTCTGCGGGATCATCACCCGTCGCGACCTCGATTTGCGTGGCGCTGCCTTTCAGAAGTTCGAAGCCTTGCGCACCGATTTCGACGCTTGGCGGGGGCGTATCGCATCGCCACGCCAGTAGAATGCACCCGATACACCGAAGGGGCATCAAGGGAGCCCAGTGCCTTGGAGGCCAACATGACTGATGACCGCGAGAATATTCTCAAAAAGATCCGCGCGCTGCGTGCCCGAGCCGCAAATGAAGCATCATCCGAAGCTGAGGTTGCGGCAGCGGCAAGTCGCGCTGCCAAGCTGATACAGCAGCACGAGGTAACTGAAGTCGAACTGCGTGAGCGTGGCACGTCTGGCGTCACTGAAGGTCAGTACAATGCTGGACGCCGATCCCGGCACCCGGCACTTGATAAAGCTGTCGCAGGGATTGCCATCGTAACTCATTGTCATCTTTTGGTGGGGCAGCACTTCAAGGGCGCGCTCACTTGGGTTGGTCAGCCAGCGGATGTGGAATTCGCGATCTACCTTAGTGAACTGGTGCAGGGCGCATCAGAACGAGCATATCACCAACAACGTAAACGCAGATTAGTTCGTCCGACCAAGCACTGGAGAGACTCCTTCCTTGGCGGTTTTGGCATCGGAGTTTCAGAGCGCTTGATCACTATCGAGCGGAATCGAAGAGCATCCAAAGTCCAAGAAGCCACAACAGGCACAGACCTTGCCGTGGTCAAGGATCAGATCATCACCAGCTATATGGAAGAAGCCTACCCTGCAATTCCAACGGAGAAGCGCAGGAAGGCGAGGCAGGCTGATCCGTTCGCGGCAATCATGGGGATGAAGGCAGCAGCGCACCTAAATTTGTCCACTCCGCTATCCGATGAAACTGATGAGCGTGGAGCGCTGAATGCGTCAAAAGCGCTATGACCCAGATCGACATCAGCACGGCTGCGATTTTGGCGCGCGCGGAACATATCGAGCATTGCGCAATGGGCACCCACCACCAGGAAGCCCTACGCATGCGGGCACTAGTGACTGAGCGTGACAGGCTTGCGATGCAGCTTGAGGACGCAATCCGGAAATCTTTCGAACAAGTCGAGCAGATCCTATCGCTCAATGCAGAACTGGGGAAACATCAATGAGCGCTCTTCAAGCCGAAATAAAAGCTGCGGTCCAAGAAGCTACCGCCCCTCTGATGCGCGAACTATCCGACTTGCGCCGGATAGTCGAAGCGCAAAGCAAGGATGCGCAGCCCGAATATGTGACCGTCAAAGAGGCCGCAAGAATCCTCAAATGCACTGAGAAAACAGTGCACCGCTACTGTGATAGTGGCCGCCTTGAAGTGCGCCGAGACGGGCACAAAAAGCTGATTACATATGCCAGCCTAATCGAGACGGCGGGCTAG